CCGCGGCCAGGTGCTGGGTCAAGTGACCGCCTCGGGCAAGTACATCAAGGCGGTGTCCACCGCCGTGGATGGCAGCCAGACGCCGGTGTGCATCCTGGTGGATGCCGTGGATGCCACCTCTGCCGACCAGGCTGCAGGCGGGTACTTCAGCGGTGAGTTCAACGTTGGCGCCATGACCTATGACGCCTCGTTCACGATCACCACGCTGACCAACGTGCTGCGTGATGCCTCGATCTTCTTGAAGGTTGTGAGCGCAGCGTTGTCCAACGCCGACCCGACCTGATCGCAGGTCAACCCCTTTGCAGCCCGGCTTGATGCCGGGTTTTTCGTTTGTGCTGGCCACCCATGGGGTGGCCTTTCTGTTTGGAGCTTCACATGCCCTTGCAAAATCTGGCTGTCTATGACACCAATGCACTGGTTCAGGTTGTGCAGAACTTGAAGGTCTCGCAGACCTTCCTGCTCAACAACTTCTTTCCCAACATCGTTGCATCTGACACTGAGTACGTGTCGATCGACGTGGACATCGGTAAGCGCCGCATGGCCCCGTTTGTCTCGCCCTTGGTCGAGGGCAAGCTGGTCGAGTCGCGCCGCTTTCAGACCAACACCTTCAAGCCCGCCTACATCAAGGACAAGCGTGCGCCTGACCTGCGCAAGCCGATCCGCCGCATGATCGGCGAGCGCATTGGTGGTGGTGAGCTGACCGGCGCCGAGCGCATGGCCGCCAACGTGCAGTTCGAGATGGAGGACCAGATCGACGTGCTGAACCGCCGCCTGGAATGGATGGCCGCCCAGGCGCTGCTGACCGGTACTGTGACCATCACGGGTGACGGCTTCCCGAGCACGCTGGTGGACTTTGGCCGAGATGCCGCCCTGACTGTGGCCCTGACCGGCACGGCCATGTGGGACAACGCCGCCAACACCAAGAACCCCACCGACAACATCGAGGAATGGCAAAACCTGATCCTCAAGAAGTCGGGCGGTGTGTGCACGGACATCGTCTTCACCGTCACGCCCTGGAACAAGTTCTTGAGCGATGACAAAGTGCGTCAGGCCATCTGGTACCCCGGCAATGGTCAGGGCAACACCATCAACATCGGCTCTGAGATCCAGCGCGGCGCCATCTTCAAGGGTATGTGGGGCCAGTACCGCTTGTGGGTCTACAACGACTGGTATGTGGACGACGCCACCGGCCAGGAAAAGCCCATGATCCCTGACGGCGCCCTGGTGATGACCGGCTCTGATCTGCAAGGCACGCAGGCCTTTGGCTCGATCCTGGACCCCAAGTTCAACTACGGCGCTTTGCCCTATGCCCCCAAGATGTGGGCCCAGGACGACCCTGCCCAGTTGTTCCTGATGATGCAGTCGGCCCCCATCGTGATCCCCTCGCGCGTGAACGCCTGCCTGGCTGCTACCGTGACTGCCGCGGTGGTGAACTGATATGACGGACACCAGTGATGCCGCGCAAGCGGACCTGGTCGGCGCCGGTGGCGATGCCTCCGGCTCTGACGTTGCCGGTGCGCCTGCTGCCACCTCGACCTTGCCCGCTGTTGTGGACAAGGCTGACAAGGCAACGCGGGTGCCCACCATCAAGGCCATGGTGGTGCGCGGCACGGTGCACACCGCCAAAGGCCCCATTGGCCCTGGTGGCACAGTGCAGCTGACTGTGGCCGACCACAAGCGCCTGGCTGAGCTGGGCTTCTTCCATGTGGAAGGCACCGAGGCCCCTGATGTTGTCCAGAACGGGCAAGTGCAGGTCAAGTCTGGCGCTGGCCCGAACGTGACGGTGGTCTGATGATCGACTGGGACTCGCTTGTGCTCAAGCCCTGCATGCAGGTATTCGGTGAGCCTGCCACCTACAACCCCGCCAGCGGTGGATCTTTGCCGGTCGACGTGGTGTTTGATGACGCCTACATGGGCGTCGAGGCTGGGGGCATGGTGGTGGTGACGTCGACACCGCTGGTGGGCATCAGGCTGAGCGAGTTCCCGGCTGGCTTTGACCCCGAAGCGGCCCAGGGCGACCGCTTGACCATCACCCGAACCGGCCACACGTATGTGGTCAAAGAAGGGCGCGACGACAGCCACGGCTGGGCGCGCCTGGATCTCAACAAGGTGTCGTGATGTCAGTGCTCGTTCGGCGCCAGCTGCGGCTAGCCTTCATGGCTGCGCTGCAGGGCCTGGCTGGCGGTAACGTAGTTAGCCCTGGCGACTGGGACGTGCCCGGCGCCAAGCTGCCCATCATCAAGGTTCGCACAGGCGCAGAAACCAAGGCCTCGCAAGGGCGGTTTCAGCCCGAGTACACCAGCACAACCGCCATCGAATTGCAGGTGGTGGTTGAGGCCCTGACTGAGGGCGCCTCGCAGGACGCGCTGGAGACCTTGGTGGCACAGATCGAAGACGCGGTGCTGGGCAACGTGGCGCTGATCAAGCTGCAGCAGCAGATCAGCTCTGTGACGGCTGTACCCACGTTCTCGTCGCAAGGCGAGAAGCACCTGGCCGGCATGCTGATGACGTTTGAGTGTGAGACCTTCGAACACTTCGACCCTGTGGAGATCAACCCCGGCAACTACGCCGGCCTGCAGGGGCTGGATGTGGTGATCGATGGCGTGAACGTCTTCGACGCCACCGGCACCTATGCCAACCCGCCATTCCCCGGCGCGGTGCACCCAGCGCCGCGCACCTCCGGACCTGATGGCCGCGCTGAAGGCGGCCTGACCATTGACCTACCCCAGTAAGGGCATTCCATGCAGATCATCAAAGTCAAGCCGGCCGATGGCCTGGTCATCCGCGACCCGTTGCTGCGCGACTTCATCGAGACCGATGGCCGCGTGGTCGAGATGAACGACTACTGGGCGCGCCGCCTGCGCGACCTGGATGTGGTGGAGGTGCCCCTTGAACAGCCCGCCGCCGAGCAGCCCGCCACCTGAGCGACGCCGCCCCACACCGAAGCCCGCCACCTGAGCGGGCTTTTTTAATTCTGGAGTCGCCATGTCGATCAACTTCAAGAACATCCCGCAGAACCTGCGCGTGCCCCTCTTTTACGCCGAGGTGGACAACTCGCGTGCCAACACGGCCCAGGCCGTGCAGCGCACGCTGATCATTGGCCAGATCACCTCGGGTGGTACCGCGGTGCCTAATGTGCCCATCATCTGCCAGGGCGTGGCTGATGCGGCCACCCAGGGCGGGCAGGACTCCATGCTGGCGCTGCTGACGGCAGCCTATCGCAAGGCAGATAACTTCGGCGAGGTTTGGTACCTGCCGCTGGCTGACGATGCTTCAGCCACTGCCGCCACGGGCACCTTTGCGTTCAACTCGCCAGCCACGGCCAACGGCACGCTGAACGTGTATGTGGCAGGTGGCCGTTACGCCCTGCCGGTGGCCACCACGCAGACCACAGCCCAGCTGGCGACCGCTTTGGCAGCGCTGATCAATGCCGATGCGGCTTGCCCAGTCAATGCGTCGAGCAGCACCAACACGGTGACCTTCACGGCCGTGAACAAGGGCTTGGCCGGCAACGAGATCGACGTGCGGGTGAACTACGGCGGCCAGCTGGCCGGCGAGACGCCTGTGCCTGGTCTGACGTACACCATCGTGGCCATGGCCGGCGGTGCTACCAACCCCAGCCTGACTACAGGCCTGGCCAACCTGGGCGCCAAGACTTTTGACTTCATCGTGTGCCCCTACACCGACAGCATCAGCCTGGATGCGCTCAAAGCGTTCTTGGCTGACACGGTGGGCCGCTGGAGCTGGACCACTCAGAGCTACGGGCACTTCTTTGCCGCTCGCGCGGGCACGCTTGGCACCCTGACGACCTTCGGCACCTCGCGCAACGATCAACACGGCACGGTGATGGGTGTCTATGACAGCCCCACACCGGCATTCATCTGGGCTGCCGCGCTCACTGGTGCCGCTGCAGTGAGCCTGCGTGCTGACCCTGGAACGCCGCTGCACGCACTGGTTATCCCCGGTGTGCTGCCTCCGCCTGTTCAGTCGCGTTTTGCGCTGAGCGATCGAAACACCTTGCTGTTCGATGGCATCAGCACCTGCGTGGTGGGCGACGACGGCACGGTCTACATCGACAACCTGATCACGACTTACCAAAAGAACGCCTTTGGCAACGCTGACGACAGCTACCTGAAGGTGGAGACCATGTTCCTGCTGGCTTTTGTGCTGCGGGCCCTGCGCACGGTGGTGACCAGCAAATACGCACGGGTGAAGCTGGCCGACAACGGCACGCGCTTCGGGCCTGGTGCGAACGTGGTGACGCCCAACGTGATCCGCTCAGACCTGATCGCTCAATATCGCGAACTCGAGGCTGCGGCCTACGTGCAAAACGGTGACGCGTTCAAGGAGGGCCTGATCGTGCAAAAGAGCACCAGCAACCCCAACCGCGTTGACGTGCTGTACCCGGTGATCCTGATCAACCAGCTGGACATCTTCGCGCTGCTCGCCCAGTTCCGCCTGCAAGCCTGACCCATGACACGGGGCGCTCGCCCTACTTGAAGGAGGCCGTATGGCTGACGATACCAATCGCCTTGCCGGTGTAGCGTATATCTACATCGACGGGCAAAGCTACATGCTGGCGGGTGAGCCCACCTACCGTGTCTCCAAGGTCTCGCGTGAGACTTTGGATGGCATGGACGATGTGCATGGCTACGCCGAGAAGCGCGTGGCTGGCGCGATCGGCGCCACGCTGCGTGATGCGCGCACCTTGTCTGTGGCCTCGATCAATGCCATGACAAATGTGACCGTGGTGCTGGAGCTGGCCAACGGCAAGATGATCACGGGCCGCAATATGTGGTCAGTGGATGCGCAAGAAGTCAACGCCGCCGATGCGACCTTTCAGGTCAAGTTCGAAGGCAAGCACGTTGAAGAGGCTTGACGATGTCGATCATTGAAGAGAAGAGGATCACGCTGGCCAAGCCGGTGGTGATTGGCAGCGGTGACGCAGCCATCACCTACAACGAGCTGAAGCTGCGTGAGCCCCTGATGGGCGAGCTCAAGCAAGCCCACCGCGCCGGCACAAACCTTGATGTGCTGACCAAGCTGATTCAGCTGGTTTGCGGGATGCCCCTGGCTGTTGTCGACCAACTGCCCCAGCGTACGGTTGAGGAGTGCGGGCGTTTTTTCGGCCAGTTCTCGGAGGATGCTTCGAGCAGCTCGCCGAGCGAGGTGCAAACCTGAGCCTAGTGCAGGGCTGGCCGCCGAGTGAACTGTGGCGCCTGGCGCCGACCGAGCTGGCCTGGTGGCTGGATCATCACGACAGATTGATGGGTAACCATGGCTGATGTGCTTTCGACTGTCAGTGCACTGACCGGGCTGGCCAAGCCTGCCACCTTCTGGTCACAGGTGCGGCCTGCCAGCTGGCGTGGCTTTAAGTTCGTGGTCGAGGACACCTCTGCGTCTTTCGGGCGCCGCAATGCGGTCCACGAGTACCCATTCCGAGACCTGCCCTGGGTCGAAGACCTTGGTCAGGCAGCCAAGCGGTTTCAGGTCCGCGGGTTCATTTTTGGTGATGATGTCATTGCCCAGCGCGACAAGCTGACCAAGCTGGCGGATGAAAAGGCGGATGGCGAGCTGGTGCACCCCACCCTGGGCACGCGCAAGGTCGCACTGCTGGACTTGCGCTGCCACGAACGCAAGGACCGTGGGCGCTACTTCGAGCTGCTGTTTACGTTCGTTCAGCAAGGTGCTCAGGTCTACCCTGCGGCGATCAACTCCACTGGGGCGAAAACCAAAGCCAAGGTAGGCCTGGCGCAGTTGGCGGTGTTGGGATCTTTTGGCGCGGCCATGGCTGGCGCTTTGGCTGCTGGCCAGGCCGCCTTGGCCAAGGTGAGCGACGTCACGGCCTCGGCCATGTCGGCTCTGGACAAACTGGGGACCTCGATCGGTTTGCAACCTGGTCGGCTCAGCCTAGCAGCATCTGCCATTGCGGGCGATTTGATCCGTGGCCGCACCAGCACCGCAGCCCTGCGCCTGGCGCTGGATGAGCTGCAAGTGGCCACCTCGGTGCTCGATGGCACCACGGTGGGCAAGTACGCGGCCTCGGTAGTCAATGCTGTGGGCGCTGCAGCCCTGACCGGCACGCTGAGCAAGGATTGGCTGCGCAATCTGGTCGGCATGTCGACCATGGGGGCGCTTCTTGAATCGTCGCCCCAGGCGTCGACCACGTCTTACCCGGCGGGTGCCCAGGTGTCGCAGGCGAACGAGGCCAGCAAGGCCTTGTTTAGGCGCGCGCAGGTGATTGCTGCGGCGAACCTCACGGCGGACTACCAGCCCAGCTCTGCAGCCGATGCAGCCCAGGTGCGCACCATGGTGGCCAGCGCCTTGCAGGCCGAGATTGACAGCGCGGGCGACAGTGGCGACGACGCCGTCTACACGGCGCTCAAGGCCCTGCGGGCTGCCGTGGTGGAAGATCTCAACACCCGTGCGGCGCAGCTGCCCACGTTGATGACGGTGCGCACCCAGGCGCCTGTGCCATCGCTGGTGCTGGCCTACCGCTTGTATGGTGATGCCAGCCGATCAGATGAGCTGATCGCCGAAGCTGCGCCCGTTCACCCGGCATTCATGCCGACCATCATCAAGGTGCTTTCGAGCTAAGCCATGGCCCAGCAAAACAAGTTCGACATCGTCATCAGTGCGGTGGACGGGGCATCAAAGCCGATCGCAAAGATCAATCGCAACCTCGAAAAGATGTTGCGGCCGATGAAGCAGCTTGAGCGCTCGGCCAAGAGCTTGGGCAAAGAGCTGCACCTGGACAAGGCTGGGCGTGGCGTTGCTGGCATTGCCAAGATGGCCGAGAAGTTCGGTATCAGCAGCCCCTTGATGGCAGGCGCTGCGGGCGGATTTGGCGCTGCGGCCCTGGTGGCAATGATGGCCAAGATGGAGGCCAACCTGGGCGCGGCTGGCTCGCGCGTGAGCAGGTTGGGTGCGCGCACGGGCGTGTCGGGTGGCGTGATTCAGCGCTACCGGGGCGCCGCCAAGCTGCTGGGGCTCAATAGTGAATCGGTCGACGGTGGCTTGTCGTCACTGTCCGACACCATGCGCAACGCGCAGTTCGACCCGCAGCTGGCCATGCTGTTCCAGAAGCTGGGCGTCAAGCCC